CGAGTCTAGTTATCAAACAAATACCGGTTCACTTGCAGTATTAGATACAGAGGAAGATTACAATTTAGTGTGTACTAACTTGAGAGAAGTTTACAAAGAAACAGCAAGACCTAAGTTTAATTTCGCTCCACGATACAGATATCCAGCTCTAGTATACCAAACATCATCACTATTCTTAGACTCATTCAGACTTCCAACTGGATCACAATATGCTGTCTATTATGCAAATTCTGATGATGCTGTGATACCATTTTCAAAATACACATATATGGCATCAGACAGCCGAGGCAGCTTCTTTAGATTACATTTAGATAGCTTTCAGCCTGAGCGATATTATAGAATAATGATTAAAGTACCAGAAGAAGATGGTGTGAGTTATGAAGTACGGGATCACAATTTTATATTCAAGATAGAAAGACAATAAACAACAAAGCATGGAATACAACGAACAAAACATATTCTATGCGAAGGAAGGTGAGTACGTTACGTTAACTGGCCAACCTTACATTGGTGCTTTTCATAAGATGCCATCTGGAGCACTTATGACTGGAACTGGACATTCAACTGATTCCGAAGTTATAGTAGCAACAACGAATAGAAGAAAACGCAAAACACGACCACTACAAACAATATCACCAAACACAGATCTAAACGAAAACGATACAGTATATGATTTACTTCCAGTATTAGCAAATAAACCTCCAATAATAACAAAACCAATTGCAGATGCTTCTACTCCATCAGTAAAACCGTATGCAGCAGCAAGAACGTCTCTACAAGGAGATCATATGTATTTGTTCCCAGATGGTACAGTTAAAGTGCATGCTGGAACTACAATTGTATTGCGAATTGAAGCAGAACAACCTGACGTATTCAATGTAGAGAATGGAGTGTTGGAAATTATTCCACCTAAAACGGAACTTACATATCGATGGAATCTTGATGGCGAAAATATTGTAGCTAACGATGCAATTCCTGAGCTACGATCATCAAGAATAGTAAGCGGCAATACATTAACAATTAAAAACATATGTCCGCAATTTGCTGGAACTTATGGATGTTTAGTGTCTAACGATATAGGAGCTACTGATGGTGGCTCAATAAATTTAGAAGTCTTCAATTCAGATTTCGATAGTTTTTTCTACACTAATCTTATACAAAATCCAAATGGTAGAGTAGATGGTGAGTTATCGGTAGATAACTGGAATACAGTGGGAGGTGATGTTATTTCACGAAAACTAATACAAAGATCGAATGGATTTCGTGATAAAAGAATAGCTGTTGACCCAATGAATCCAGATTTTCGTTGGACAAAAGAAATGTTGCATCCTAAACCATATCAACTAGATGGAGGTACTCTACAAAACAATCCACTAAAAAATCTCAACTCTTACTTTAGTAAAGAAAATCACGAATATCTCCTTAATGGTGGATCTAATACGTTAGAAGTTTATCAAGATATAGATTTATCAGAAATCCAAAACCAGATAAATGGATCTATTTACGGAGTAGGTGGAGTTAGAGCTGTTGTATCTTTTTACTTAGGAATGGCTATACACAATTTTATTCCAGCCTTTCCAAACGTAACACCCGACACAATAGCTGACATTGAGAATTATGATATTGATAGTCCAAGAGTAGGATATTTCAATTTTAGAAAAATGGGACCAGGATTTGTGCAAGAAAAAATTTATGTTGAGATTGAGGAGTATGATAGAGAAGAGAGATTGCTTAGCTTAGATGCAGCTGGTAATCCACGAAAAATTTTGGAACGTGTACTCGATCCATGGAATAGTAGAATACCAAATTACCGAAACCAAAGATATTTTGCTGATCCTGGCGATGATGCATTACCAGCATCTCTGACTGGTGATAGTCGAGATGTACATCTGTATATAATAGATGAGCTTGTTCCAAACATAGCTGACCGATACACATATGGTCAATATGCAGAGTTTCATAAAATTGAAATACCATTCCTTAATCCTAAAACAAATAAAATTCGCATCAACTTTACAATCGAAGTAATGGGTGATCTAGGATTTGTAATGCAAGAAACAAAAACCGGTTTACCAGTAACTTCTCTCAGGGGTGGTGTATTTGCTCAGCCTGGTTGGCAAGGTACTTATCAACAAAATAGTCCAGCCAACAAAACAAACGATCCTCCCACAGAGCGTAGAATTGTCGATGTGATAAGAAATGAATACAGAACAAGCGCTTCTTGGCCAGATTCTGTTGAACAGCGATTGCCAAAATCACCATTATCAAAAGCATTTGCAACTGGATTCAACTTGTGTTTAATTCCTAATGAAATAGGAAAAGAAGCCTCTATAAGAGCAGCAGTAAACAACATATATACTCAAAACGAAGTTGTAAAAGCATTAGTACCAGGACCAATTGTCGATAAAACTGTTTCAACAGAAGTACAAACTAAACATGTTGATGTTAGTTTTGCATTAATAAAAGATCAAAACAATATTAACATAAAGGTAGAAACATACAATCCAAGCAAACCGTCAAATAAGAACGTAGAACAATATGTTCCTGGATTGTTTCCATTTCTACCAAGCTCAATAACTACAATACCATCAGCACCTACAATAGAAGGTAGCTCAAATTTAAACACAAATCCACCAGGTGGATTGTTTAACAATATGGTAAAAACAAACGGCTTGTTGTCGCCAATATACATACAACCTATAGAAGATCAACTACGAACAAGATATACTCAACTACACGATAAGGCTTTAAATAAGGGAGTAACAAACAAACTGTTTGACCCTAATCCTACCATAGCTCCAAGATTTCCAATATATTGGTACTCTCTAAGAGATGTGGACAAATTAAACATATATAAAACTGGATCTGTAGCAACAGATGCTCTTCAAAAATACACATACTGGGCTGTTCCAGGTTCAGATCTAAATTACAGACAATATATACAAAATTGGAATAACGGACCTTTCTCACCAGGCCAAGGTTTTTTCAAACCTAAGATGGATGAGAAAGAAACTACTTGGATGCAAGAAAGTAGATTTGTTGTTACACTTGGTGTACATAACGTAAGCGAAAGTATAGACAGTACTGGAAGTTTGTATGCTGTAGATAATTATTATTTAGATTGTCGAGCAGATCAAGCTATAATTCACAAAACACCAAACTTAGGAGGTGTTGAATATTTACCGAGCTTTGACAGCTTTGAATTTCCGTCCGCAAACGATATAACAAATCTTGCCGATCCAAGTGCAACTACCGCATTTGCAGTACAAGGATTAACTCCAGAAGATAACACATCAACAACTGGTACAAAGGTTTATAAATCTTTTGGTAGTGAGTCTATAAACATGAAACCTGTGATAATTGATATAGAAAAAGCAGCAGGCTCACAAACAACCACAGCTGGTATTCCACTACCTGACGAGTTTTTAACTCGATCCAGATTACAAGGAGGATTAGGAATTCCTATGATAGACGTTGATGGAAGCGGTTCAATGGCTC